GGCAGGTGAGCAGATCACAGCGGCCAATGCGGCAGTTAATATGAACAAGCTACTACAAATATCTGCGGGGGCAGTGTACACCGATGATGGGGATTCCGTAGAGTTCGACATCAAGCACAGATACAAGGTGCTACAAGAGGTGATCGCCGAATCTAGTAAGAAGGTACTCGTGTTCGTACCCTTCAAGCACACTATCGACATGCTAACTGAGAAGCTACGCAAAGATAAGATAAGTACCGAGGTGATACGGGGGGACGTACCTGCATCAAAACGGACTGAGATATTTAAACGGTTCCAAGAGAACGATGACCCTCAGGTGCTAGTCATTCAGCCTCAGTCAGCAGCACACGGGGTAACCCTAACTGCGGCGAATACAGTAGTGTGGTGGGGGCCGACTAGCTCACTGGAAACATACGCTCAGGCTAACGCACGGGTACATAGATCAGGACAAGATCAGAAATGTACCATCGTACAACTCGCAGGTAGCCACGCAGAGAAACGTGTTTACCAACTGTTAGATAACAGAATAAACATTCACACAAAGATGATTGATTTATACAAAGAAATACTTGACTAGCTAACGGATAGCTAATAAAGTGTACCCCTCACCACGAACGGAGACTATGATGAGTAATGCAGAGAAGTTGACGGAGGTGTATTTAAAGATAAAGGATAAGCGTTCGGAGTTATCGGCCAAATTTAAAGGAGAAGATAAGAAGCTGTCGGAGCAGCAGGACAAAGTTAAGAAGGCTTTGCTTGAGTACTGCAAGGAACACGGTGTAGATAGTGTTAAGACCGGAGCGGGGTTGTTCTACCGATCTGCGAAGACGAGGTACTGGACTAATGATTGGGACTCTATGTATAAGTTTGTTATGGAGCACGAAGCATTAGAGTTGTTTGATAAGCGACTGAACCAGACACACGTTAAGCAGTTCTTAGAAGAGAACCCAGACTTGTTACCTAAAGGTCTTAATGTAAATTCAGAGTATGTAATCTCAGTAAGGAAGAAATAATGGAAACAAAATATGTACCAATTGAAGGAGTTGCTAAGTACTTCAGTATATCGGTATCGACTGTACGCTCGTGGATGCGGAAAGGGGAGATCCCTGCCAACACCTACATCAAGGTAGGTAGTACGTACCGTTTTAATCTAGATGCACTAGATGCGGCACTGACTGACACTGCACATACACCGGAAGATGTTGATTTAGGATGGGTAGAACATACGGACGAAGTATAATGAAACGTCGGATCACCCTACGTGGTGGAGAGATTAGAACCATAGACGGTGACGTAGCATCACAAGCTAAAGATTATATTGATGTAGTTATTGTGAACGCTGCCCCCATTGCTCGGTACTTTTACTCGGAGACGTATGACCCTAATGTAGCAAAGGCTCCACTCTGTTGGTCAGGTGATACGCAGCGCCCCGTTACGGGCATACCTGATGACCAGAAGCAATCCCACAGGTGTATGGACTGCCCTCAGAATGTTAGAGGTTCAGGTTCCTTTGGGGGTAGAGCATGTAGGTTCTCACAGAGACTTGCTGTGACACTTGCAGAAGACCCAAGTGTAGTTTATAGACTACAAATACCCGCTACTTCGATATACGGTAGAGGGAGTAATGGCAACATGCCCCTGCAAGAGTACGTGAAGTTTCTATCCGCACGTGGCTCGAACACTACAGGCATTGTTACCCGAATATATACAGATAAAGAAAGTGCAATACCCAAACTCTTTTTCAAACCTATGCGTTCATTGAACGAGGGAGAGTTGGAGGTAGTAGATAATATGATTACTGACTCCGACACTGTTGCGGCTATACAGCATGATGAGTATACCCCAACGGTAGTAACTTCCCCCTTTGGTGAAGTATCTGGATTTGAATTTGAAGCAAATTAAACTATAGGAAAATTGATATGACCCATTTAATAAGTAACGTAGAAATCCTTTACCCACGTGTAAACCAGTGCTACCGATTCGACAACGCCGAGAACAAGAGCATCCCATGTGATGTGTTTGAAGATGGCGCTAAGTATGAGACTAAGTTCCGTATGGACAAAGACCAAGCCAAGTCCTTGTACGAAGCTATGGCAACTGCCTACGCGGAAAAGAGAGAGAAGTCTTGGCCTGAGAAGTTAGCTATGCCATTCGAGCAGGATGATGATGGCAAGTACGTAGGTAAAGCTGTACTCAAGGGCGCGTATGGTAAAGATGCTACCGCCAAACCTAAGCAGTTCGATGCTAAGAGTAAGGAACTACCTGAAGACTTCCGTCTCACTACTGGCAGTATTGGTAACATCGCAGTTGTGTTTGTACCTTATAACATGCGTGACAATGGTGTATCACTACGCCTTAAAGCAGTACAGGTTACCAAGTATCAAGAGCCACAATCTGCGGCTTCACCGTTCGATGTTGTTGATGGATTTGAATTAGAGGTTGACGATAATCCATTCGCAGTGCAAGATGTTCCTAAAGCTGCCGCAGAAGCAGTTACTGATGACATCTTTGAGGACGAACCAAAGGTAGTATCTGAGCCTAAGAAGGTAGTAAAGAAATCGGCTCCCGCACCAAAAGATGATGCTGATCTTGCATCAATCGTCGATGAGTGGGACGACTAGTAACTAGTCCCAATTAAGAACTAATCCCACAGCTAGGGCTGATTACCTGAAAAGGGCACTTCGGTGCCCCTGCTGTGGTGACTCTCGGAATTAGGAAATCGTTATGGATACAAAAGCATTTTTAGATAGCGCGTTGGGGAACGATGGCTACTATTGTTTATTTGCGAATAACTTGGGCACTGGGCACCACCCACAGATGTTCTTCAATTCTACTGGGGAGCTACTTGACGCAGCGAACGAGTATGACGCAAAAGGATACGATGCGTACTTTGCACTATGTACGTTTAAAGATAATAAATCCCGCAAAGCGACCAATGGGAAACAACTTAAATCCTTCTTCCTCGACATAGACTGTGGGGAAGGTAAAGATTACGACACACAAACAGAGGCGGTAAAAGCGCTCGCTAAGTTCTGTAAGACTGTAAGACTACCCCGCCCACTACTAGTCAACTCTGGTAGAGGCGTTCACGTATACTGGAATCTCACTGATACAGTATGTCCCGATGATTGGAAGCCGGTAGCCACACGCCTGAAGAAGTTATGCAAAGAGCACGCCTTCAAATGTGATAACTCAGTCACCTCCGATTGCGCTAGGGTACTACGAATACCCCAAACTCATAACCACAAGACTACTCCTCCTACTCCTGTAGGGCATTTCGGTACTGTACCTACGCCAGTAGACTTCGACAAGTTCTCGGATATACTTGGGATAGACCAGATACCAGTCCCCACGAGAAGGACGGCGGGATCCAATGCAGTTATGGCGGCACTTACGCCGAACTATAAGAGCTACTTTAAAGACATCCTTACCAAGAGCAAAGCAGGTAGGGGGTGTGAGCAGTTGATGCAAGTACTACGTGAACCTAACAGCGTCAGTGAGCCTACATGGTTCGACGCTGTGTCTATCGTCAAGCACTGCGAAGACGGAGGTAGATCAGGAGCGCATAGAATATCTAAAGGTTACGATGGGTATGACCCAGAAGAAACCGATAAGAAGTATGACACCACAAAACATGTACACCTATGCAGTAGCTTTGACGCTAACAACCCCGACATATGTCAAGACTGCCCAAACTGGGGGAAGATAAAATCTCCCATCACACTAGGTAATCGTGTAGAACAGGCAACCGCCGAAGATAACGTGGTAGAAGTCGTAGTAGAAGCGCCCGCGCTCGACTTACCAGATACCCCAACGAATACCTACGTCATACCTGAGTACCCGAAGCCCTACTTCAGGGGTAAGTACGGAGGTATTTATACTAGAACTACTGACCCTGAGGGGGAGGTAGAAGAGAAGTTACTCTATCATAATGATCTATACGTAGTACGGAGACTGCGAGACGCGGAGATAGGGGAAGCTATAGTTATGAGATTGCACCTACCAAAAGATGGGGTGCGAGAATTTACAGTGCCGCTAACTGCTGTTACATCTAGGGACGAGTTCCGTAAGCATATGTCTATGCAGGGTGTGGCCGTCACTAGAATGGATGAACTAATGCAATACACTACAACATGGGTAAACGAGTTACAGGCTACTGCGGTAGCAGATGAAGCGCACCGACAGTTCGGTTGGTCAGACGACAAACGCTCTTCTTTTATTTTAGGTAACCAAGAGGTGACGCCACAGGGGGTAGGGTTCAATCCTCCATCCTCCTCTACTGCAAGTATGTTTCATATATTCGAGCCTAAGGGCACGTTAGACCAGTGGAAGAAGAACGCCGAGTTCTATAACCGCGATGGATTTGAAATGCACCAGTACATCGTAGCTACCGCGTTTGGTTCTGTCCTTATGGACGATTCGCCAATTAGTTGTGCAGGGTTTCACGTACACAGTAAGGCTAGTGGTATTGGCAAGACTACCGCTATGTATATGGCGGCGTCTGTGTGGGGCAATCCTAAAGAGTACGTACTTGAAGAGCGGGATACATATGCGTCTCGTATGAACCGTGGTGAGATATACCACAACCTACCCCTGTACATTGACGAACTTACCAACGCGAAGGGCGAAGAGCTATCCAACTTAGCCTACCAGTTGTCCGGCGGTAAGCAACGTAGTCGTATGTCAGGTAGTAGTAACAACGAGCGGCTAAGAGGTAAAGCGTGGAGCCTACTATCTGTCAGTACAGGTAACACTAGCTTTGTAGAACGTATAAGTATGTTTAAGGACATGCCGAAAGCAGAAGCCCAACGTATAATGGAGACTCGCGCTGTAAGGAAGTTCTTTACTACCGACGAGAAAGAGATTACAGATGAGTTCGCCACTAGTGTGAACGAGGTATACGGGGTAGCAGGTGTACCCTACGTGCAGCATCTAATGGCTAACAGTCCTGAAGCAAGTGCGTTACGTGATAAGGTACAGAAGAATATTGACCGCGAAGCAGGGCTTACTGCGGAAAAC